TTTGAAGAATATTCAAATGGCATATCTGTTCCAGAACAAGGTTCTCCACCCCAAAAATGTTCAAATATTAGTCTCATATGTTTTATTTAGAATACAAATATAAGATAAAATTTTAATATATACAAATATGAAACACTTAAAAAAGTTTAAAGAATTATTAGTCAAGTAATTGATTAATCTTATTATATCTTTCTATTGATTTACTAAATACAGAAGCTTGTTCTGCCATACTTTCACATTGAGCTTTTACATATTGCATATCTCTATATTCACCAAAAGAATTGAATGGATAATCACCTTTTAATAAAAAGTAAGGAGTTAAATCACCATAATGACCACAATCAAAACCTATTACCCAATTTTCATTTTGATCATATCCTTGATATGTTAAACCACCATGTGCTTGTATATTAATATCATCATAGTCAACACCATATAAAGAATTATCTTTAGTTAAGGTAATATAACCACATAAAGCTTTTACATCATTTCTGTGTATAGAACATTTAATGATAACTCCATTACTACAGGTATAATCCCATTGTAATTCATCACCTTCTTTCTCTATTAAATCTTTTAAGTATTCTATCATATAGTAAATCCTGTTTGTAAATTGTCAATAAACCTTTGTGGTAGATAAACATTCTTTAATCTAATTGCTTGCTTGAAAAGAGGTGCAATTTCCTCTACTGTAAAGTAAGCTAAGTTACAACCTAACTCAACTACATAAAATGTTAGTTGAGTATTTTCTCTAGCAAAGATAATAAAATTATCAATACCTTCTTTAATTTCATCTAAAGTAACTGGATCATAATCTTTTCTAAGTTCTTTTGTTACTATGGCATATGATTGACCTTGTAAACCCTTAGATTGACCATAAATTGCACCAAACTTAGTTCTTGCAGTAAGAGCAGCACCTTTTCCATGACGACCCTGAGTATTAGCGCCAAACACCATCACTTCATTTTTATCCAATTTTACCATATGTTTAGGTGTCACTCTCACAGTATATTATATTCCTTTAATTTTATTTCATCCCATACTTCTATTTCAGTTTCAGAAAACTTTATTCTAAAAATATCATATTTTGATATGGCATCCTCATACCAATAACCTTTTACTTCTATCCATTTATTTAAGTCTTTTAGATAAAAGTCAGGTGTGTATGTCATATCATCATCTAATATAAAATATTTAGGTTCATATTCCCACTTAATATTATTATTATCAAAATATTTAGCAGTCAATAATTCCCAATTACTTCTAAATCTTATATCATTGTATATTAATTCTTTACCTCTTTTTGGCCAATATTTTTTACCATAAAAATTACAATACTTTCCTCTTCTTGCAATCTCCTTTTGTTTCATAGACATTTTTTGAATAGAATATTGTGAGTGTGTTTTACCATAAAATGGATTTCCTTCTCCTGAAAATTCTATACTTTTTTTTAATCTATTTTCAGGTAATTGTGAATTTTCAATTGATTTCTCCCTACCTTTTTTAATATTTCCTTAATATGTTCAGGTCTTTCTTTACCTTTTAGAGGATGTTCATTTTCACTATGCCATTTTAATAGTTTTCCAATTCTAACCTCTTTATTAATAGAAGCATTTATTTTATTTGAACATTTAAGACAATAACTATTTTTATTGGCATATCTAAATTTTTTAGATACTTCCTCTTTACATATACTACAACTCCAAAATACATTCTTTTCAGAAGATGGTTTTAGATTTTCAGGATTATAACCATATTCAATTATGGTTTTTTTAATGTTTATTAGTTTATTTATTTCCATATACTATATATAAAAATAACTCTTGCTTGTTAATACCAAATACAAACTATTTCCATATATCAGCAAATGTTGGTTTATAAATAACTTTAGGATTTGAATAACCTAAAAGTTCATCAATTAATTTATTTCTTCTTTCTTGTTTTGAGTAGAAAGAGTTCATATCAACTATATGATATGGAAAGTATAGATTTATACTTTTTTTTCTTCTAAAAATTGGACCTGATATTATTTCTTCATAGAAATCTTTTTTTACATAAGAAAAATTATTCATATCATCATAATACCAATCATAGTCATTGCAATTTCGGCAATAATCATAATAGTCATACCATGAAATAAACTCAAGTTTTAATTCACGTCTGACTACATCATATTTTTCTTTTTTACTAGTCTTCTTCATTAAGATGTTTTACAATTTTGTCAATTCTCCAATCTCTTATATTTATTTTGAAATCTTCAAATGAATTAGATTGTCCTAAGACAGTAATTCTTTCATTTATCTGTTCAATAAGTCCAGCAATCTCAACATCTTTTGTTTTGCCTTTACCATCATAAACACATTCAATTTTTGTTGGTTCATCAGTTGCTACAATCCACATTGTTATATTGCTATATATATCAAATTGATTTTTAACTTGATGAATATATTCTTCAGCTCTTTGTCTTGACATACCATTTACACATATATAAAATACAAAAATTGGATTATCTAAATTTAATTCAATTTTTTGTGGTTGTTGGTAGTTTAAACCAGAGAAAGAGTAACTTAATGACATAATAAAGTATTTTTCTTTATTATATCATACTTAGTCTATTAAGTTTAGTAAGTGTTCTACTCTATAGAATATTTTAGTTTTTGCTTCTTCTTTTGTCAAAAACCCACACCAGTCTAATTCTTCAATCTGTAACATTTCTTTTGGTAAAGTTTCACTATCTAACCCAATCTCTGATACATCATTGATATAAACTTTGAATAGGTAAACTTCTTTATAAGTTACACCTCTTTTATCATCATAAAGAACAATTATAGGTTCTTTATCAATTATCATATCTTCTGTTACCTCAATAGAAGTTTCTTCTTTAAGTTCTCTTATTGCAGCTTCTATTTTACTTTCATTTTCTTCTATGTGACCTTTAGGAAATGAATAGGTATTAGTCCATCTTGAGTGTGATGGATGTGATAAAAGAAACTTTTTGTTATTTAATATTATTATTATTCCTGCTGATTTTTCCATTATATTCCTAAGTCATTTAATTTTGCTTCTCTTGCTAATGCTTTCTTTGCATCTGCTGGTATATCACCAACAAATCCATCCCAATCTTTTATTTTAGTAACTGCTTGATTGGCTAAAATAACATTCTTTATTTCACTTTTTACTTCTTTTGCATTTAGACTAATATTAACTAAAGCACCATTATCAGGATTAAGACATTCATACTCAGTTGTTACTTTTGTTTCAGTAGGACCAAGACCAAACCAAGTTGTTCTTTCAGATACTTTATCTACTTTTTTATAAACAAATAAATCATGATAAGAATTGGTATATCTTTTTCTAATATCAAAATAATATGTTTTACCATCTTCAAATAAGAATGGTGTCATTTCAACTATGATTGTATTTTTATCCATGTTTTAATTAAATGTTAATTTATATATTTCTTCTATTGCTTTTATTCCATTAGGTTTAATCTCTCTTGTTCCAATACCTGCAAAGTTTTCATAACTTATTTTAAGAGGTTTTGTGACTTCAATAAACCTTAGTGATGTATATGACCATCTAAACCATTTGTCTTTATCCTGGTCAAATACATAAACAAACTTACCATTATTTATTGCCATCACAATCATCAATGATTAACTTCCCATTATTATCATATAAAGTATTATAAAGACCTCTTGCAGTTGAGTAACCTTTGAAGAAAATAAAATCACTATCACTTAATTCATTACTTTCAATAGTTTTTTTCACAGAGTTGGTTTTTCCATTTCCTCCTGGTCCCACAACCACCAGAGATGGAGTAACTCCTGTTATCACCATTGAAGTTAAATCATCTAAAAATTCAAATCTCATTAATAGTAAAATTATCATTTGTCATATAGTTATCTTTTTTGTTGAGTACAAAGATAAGGTATTAAAATGGATTTCCAAAATGTATTTTTAATATATAAGTGATGAAGATTAAGTTATTTGAGAATTTTAAGAATGATGAGAGAAAAGGTTGGGAGAACTTTGATGAGAATAAAATTAAATCAGACCTACAAGACATATTTATTGAGTTAATTGATAATGGTTTTGTAGTAAATGTATCTACACATCTTGTAAACTTAGATGATAATATTGAGTTTGAGTTTAAGAAGAAAGATGGTAGTAATTTCAAGTATAAAGATATAAAAGAGTATGTGTTAATGGCACTTGATTATATAGAAACATTATGGAATAGTATTAATGTTGAATACAAGACAGAAAGAAAAGTTGAAGTGTTTGGTTTTACACAATATATAACAAGTAGATATAAACCAATAGATTATCATACAGATGATGCAGATGTATTTAATATAAAAATGGATATTTATAAACAATGAGATATATAAAATTATTTGAGAACTTTAGTAAAGTTGATAAGGTTAAGTTAAGAGGTTTTGTGACTTCAATAAACTTTAGTGAGGTATATGACCATCTAAACCATTTGTCTTTATCCTGGTCAAATACATAAACAAACTTACCATTATTTATTATCATTTACAAATTCTATAATGAATTTTTCAATTAATTTTGATTTATTTATATTTTTATCTTTTATTATTTTTATAAATTCTTTATAAATTTCATCATTTATACTAAATGTTCTTGTAGTTGTATTTCTCATAACCAAAATTATTTTATTTTTGTCAAAATAGTCAAAAGGGACTAATTACATTTTAATATATATAGTATAAAAATAAATAAAGTTTATGATATTACAAGAATATGTTGATGTTAAAATAAATTCAAGAAATTTTGATTATTACAAATCTCTAATACCTAATATTAAGAATAATAAAGTATATAAAGTTTTAGTTAATGATATTTTTAGTGGTTCACATACTAAAATATTAGTATCTTGTGATGTATGTAATTCTAATTATGAAAAACCATATAGACAATATAAAAGTTCTTTTGACAAATATAATATGTATTGTTGTTCTCCAAAATGTGCTCAGTTGAAAAATAAAATAACTAACCTTGAAAAGTATGGTGTTATTAATGTCTTTCAATCAGATATTATAAAAAATAAAATAATAGAAACAAATTTATTAAAATATGGTGTTTCATATCCTTCACAATCTTCTCATATAAGGTCTAAAATAATTAATACTCTAAGAAGTAATTATGGTGTTAGTAATCCTATATATTCTGAGTATATCATAAATAAAATAAATAATACAAATTTATTAAAATATGGTAATATCATATATAATTGTAGTAATATTGCAAAAGATTTAAGAATTAAAAATAATAGACAAATACCTGATTGTGATAGAAGTGAATTTGAAAAATATCAAATTAAAGTTAGATATTTGACTAATAAAGTAAAAAGTATTCTTTATGAAAATTGGAATGGATTTGATTATTATGATAATGAGTTTATAAGAAATAATGTCAACTATAAATTCTATAATAAGAACTATCCAACAATAGACCATAAAATATCCATATACTATGGTTTTATGAATAATATAAATCCAGAAATAATAGGTAATTTAGAAAACCTGTGTATCACAAAGAGAGGTATAAACTCCAAAAAGAATAATAAAAATGAAGTATTTTTTATAAATTAAATGTTCTTTTATATAAATCTTCTATGGCCTTTATTCCATTAGGTTTAATTTCTCTAGTTCCTACACCAGCAAAATTTTCAGATGATATAGTTGGTAGTGTATCACATAATTCAAATTTTAATGATGTGTATGACCATCTAAACCATTTGTCTTTATCCTGGTCAAATACATAAACCATTCTATAATTATTAATTGACATTTGTATGCAGTAACCTGTACCACCATCCACTACTTGAAACTCTGATTTATTATAAAATCCTTTTGATCCTTTTTTACCAGGTTCTACTATAGTTCCTATTGCAAATACTTCATCAGAATATTTTACTTGAGACCAATTTCTTGCAAGTAAGTTCATAAACTTATGAATACCATATCTACTTAAAACTCTATTTGCTTTAGTTATTTCTTTTACTCCTTCTTCATAATCACTATCACTAATCTCTACTTTATTTTCAGTAGTATGATACTTTGTTTTGTAAGAATATGCTTTTGTCTTTACACCATAGTTATCACCTATGGTTTCAAAATAAGTATCACTTCCAATTGCACCACCAGAATGACAAACTAATTTATCTAATCTGATTGGTGGATTTCCAAATATATCTATCATAATTTACTATTTAATAGTTTCTCAATATATTCTTTTAATGATATATTTTGTTCTTTAATTTTATCTTTAATTTTATCTATTAGTTCTCTATTCAATTGAACATTTATATTTATTTTGTTATACTTTTCTGAGTATTCCTTTGTTGATTTATATATTTTTTTATTTTTTCTATTTTCCATTATAGGGAAGAGTTACTTTTTAATATATAATATAACAAATATAGAAAAAGTTTATGATAATTACAAAAAATATAGAAAAGAAAGTTACTCAATATAATTTAAGAATATTCAAAAAGTTTGGATTTTCTATTGGTGATATTGCAGTTGTTGATATTAAAGATTGGGATAGAAACTCACATGAAAAAGTTTTAGTTAAATGTGATATTTGTGGAATTGAAAAGTATAATCAATATAGACAATATATGGATAGTTATGAAAAATATAATCTGTATAGTTGTTCATCCAAATGTTCAAACTTCAAAAATAAGAAAACATGTTTAGAAAGATATGGTGAAGAAGATTTTAATAATAATGAAAAATATAAAAACACTTGTTTAGAAAAATATGGTGTTGATAATGTATTTAAGGCAATTGATATAATTGATAAAATTGATACTATTAAAAGAAATAAATATGGTTCTAATTTAGAACTTGTTGTTGATAAAATGAAAATAACAATGTTTAATAAGTATGGTGTTGATAATATATCTAAACTAGACAAAATAAAAGAAATTAAAAAATATAAAATGATTGGTATGGGCAATTGGTATAAACCATATAAAAATGATTATATAAAATATAGATATAGAGTGGATTATTTAACAAAGAAGAATATTACACAATTATTAGAAAACTGGGATGGTAAAGATTATTATGATAATGAATATATATTACCATATTATAAACTTAATTGTAATAATATACTATATCCAACAATTGATCATAAAATATCAGTAAAGAGTGGTTTTTTATCAAACATATCTGTTGAAGAGATTTCAGCCACTGATAATTTATGTTTAACAAAAAGAACTATAAACTCAAAGAAAAATAGTAAAAATGAAAGTGAATTTACTTTATCATATTCCTAATTCTTTTAATTTATAATCTCTTACTATAACCATAGAGTTTTTTTTCATTTCTTCCATATCATTCATCAATTCACAATTCAACCTATTGATAAGTAAAATATCTTTTAACTTTTCTTTTGATAACATTAAAAAACCTTTTGAGTCACCAACATCTTTTGGATTTCTTTTAATACTGGTTCCTGGTATTTTCATATAATAATTTTGATTAGGTAAAGTCCATATCATTTCCCAAATATCACTACACATTGTTGTGCCTATTATATAATTTTGTATCACAATCATTACCATATGTTTATTCATTTTTTTGGAATAAACTTTTATATTAAATCTTGTTAATTCTTCATCATATTTTATATAATCAGTTTCAGAAATCTTGTATTCATCTTCATAGAAAACTTCTTTAAGTAATTCTCTTAATTCATTTGTATTCATATTCCTAATTCTTTTAATTTTATATCTCTTGTATATGTTACATAATCTTCTGCTTGTGTAATAAATAACTCATTCATTTCTTCTAATGTAAAGTAATACCATTTTACTTTTTCTTCATGAGGTAAATTCCACCAATTTGGTTTATCATAAGCAAAACTATCATCTTCAATACAGAATCCATAACCTTTTTTATCAGTGGCCATATTCCACTCTAAGTCACCACAACCTTTTATCTTGTAGTGACTTTTTGGTTTTAGAGTTTCATATTGTTTTATACAAACAACACTATCTCCCATTTCAAATCTATCTTCTATATTTTGCATAATAGTTTTTCTATTTTTCTCTTTCTATTCTCTATCTTCAAAAGCATATCAGTAATCTTTTCTCTTTTTCTTAATAGTTCATAATACATACTATCCTTTTGAGTGCCATAAGCACCATATTTAGCATTTATTAAGAGTTTTAACTTAGACCTTTCTAATTTCAAATCATACATGGTGATCAACTTTAACAATTTCTCTTTTCTCCATTAATTGAAGTATTTCATTGATATGAAATGGTCTGAACTCTTTGTGAGCATCAATACCAACATCCATTGATTTACCAAAATCTGGAATACTACCATGTGAGTGACCATAAAGGTGAATTACACCTCTATGAGAACTTGGCCATACTCTATGAGCATAGTGAGATAAATGGAACTTGTTTTTTCCAATGTAACCTGTGTAAGTATCTCTAACACTTGCAAATAATTCAAAAGGATCAAAAGACAATCTTGCTCTTTTTTCTGCATGAAATTCATCAAAAATTTCATCATGGTTTCCTTTGATTAAGTGAATAGTTTTACAGATTAATGATTTTCTAAAATCATACATTTTTTGTGGTGAACCAAAAGAGAAATCACCAAGATGATAAAGAATATCATCTTCTTTTACATATTTGTTGATAGTTTCTACCATACATTCATTCATTTCTTGAACTGTTTTGAAAGTTCTGTAACCAGACTTCCATTTTGACAATTCTGGACCTGCAATTCCAGCGTGATATGCGTGAGTGTCACTAGTAAACCAAATGTTCATAATTTTAATTTTTAATTTTGACAAAGATAATAATTTATATTTGACTAACAAAAAGGAAGAGGAACTATTTTTATATATACAATAAAAAAGATTTTTATGAAATGGAGTTCTAAAGAAATAGAAATAATTAAAAAATATGATGATAAGAAAGAATTACTTGAATTATTACCTGGCAGAAATTGGGATAGTATAAGAAAACTTAGATATAAAATAGTTCCAGAACAGATAAAACCTTGTGTTAAATGGTCAGAGAATGAATTATCTATAATTAAGAAAAATTATGAAAGTATGAGTAAAGAAGAATTAATAAAATTGCTACCTAACAGAAGTTGGGATTCAATTATATTGAAGTCAAATAAAATAAATATTAGTAGAAGTAACAATTGTTATAGAAAGTCCAATATGGATATTTTGATGGAAGATAAGGTTGAAAGTTTTTATTGGATAGGATTTATATTAGCAGATGGTCATATTAGTAATAATGAAAGAATTAGTATTTCCTTATCAATAAAGGATATTGAACATTTACAGAAATTTGTTGATTATGTTAGTTGTTCAGATATTATAATAAAAGATACAATGTGTTCTATCTCTTTACAAAATAAAGAAGTTGGTATTAATTTGTGTAATAAATTTAATATTAAGAGTAATAAAACTTATGAACCAATGAATATAAAAGATTATTCTTTCAATAAAGAATTATTATTTTCTCTAATAATTGGATTCATTGATGGTGATGGTAGTATTCATAAAGTATATAAAAGGAAAGATTGTAATCTAAGAATACATTTACATAGCTCTTGGTTAGATAATTTGATATTCATTGAAAACTTTATATATGATTATTTTTCAATAGAAAAGAAAAAGACATATTCACATATATCAAATGATGGTTATTCACTTCTTACTATATCAGATAATGAGATTATAACAAGATTAAAAAAAGAATGTATTAGACTTAAATTACCTATAATGAATAGAAAATGGGATAGAATAGATGAAAATAGAGTATCAAGAAATATTCTATTTAATAATACTAAAGATGATATTATTAAATTATATAAATCAGGTTTATCACCTTTAGAAATAATTTCTAAATTAAATCTTAAAAAAGGTGTAGTTTATAAACACATTAGAAATTATAATAATAATATTTAATATATAAGAAATGCAAACTTTACACTAATAAAAGTTACTAAAACACCTGATGGTAGAATAACTGATATTGATAATCCAAATGGAATAAGATTTTGTTTTTCTGTAGGTCAACTATTCAATAGAAGTGCAGAGGTTTGGGCAAGTAATAATAACTACTTAATGGATGGACAAGATATGACACCAGAAGAAAAGATAATGGGTATTAAAGTATCTGATATACCACCAGGACATGAACTAAGAATGTTATATCCACATAAGTTTAGAAAATAAAAAAAGACCTTAATTGGTCTTTTTTATTTTATGTGCTAAGTTATCCCATAATATTCTATAAATATCATCTATCTTATCATATTTGATTCTTACTAATTCAATATAATGTTCCTCACAATATTCATTTTTAATTTTATCATTTAATTTAATACGTTCTAAAGTAGTAACACCACCAAACTTTTCAATTGGTTCAAAGTGTTGTCTACCATCAAACTCAATACAAACTCTAAGAGAAGGTAAATAAAAATCAAATACTACTTGATCCAATTTATGTTTTTCTTTAAATATAATTTTATATTTTCTTAAAAAGTTATGTATTTCAGTTTCACCAAATAAGTCCATTTTTTTCATTTCATCATTAATAATAGATTCTTCTGTTCTTCTAAACTCTGGTGCCATTCCTTTTAAGTGTGAAGTTGGTCTTTGTAAATAAACTATACCATCATAAATGATTTTAACATCAATTAAGGCACCTTTATATTCAGTTAAACTATAATCATATTTATTGCCCCAAACCTCTTTAGATTCAACTATAAACAGTTCTGTAGTTTTTATTGGTGTATTTTTCTCAGGACATTTACCCATTAAGTGTTTAGAAACTCTTTGTTCATATTTTACATTATTATACTCAATAATAATTTGATCTGATAAAATTATTTTATCTGATAAATTTAAGTATTTATATTTGTAACCATGTTGGTTATGAGCCTTTTCTAAAAATTCAATTCTTGTCATTTATTATATATTCTACTTTTATTATAACTTATATATCAGAAAGTTATACCCCCCTAGAAAACTTTTTTAAAAAATCTTGAAAGGGGAGAGAATAAAGTTTATATATACTTTATAAAAATATTAGAAAATTAAAATGGCTAAACAAGTTAAAGAAGCAAAAAAATTTGAGTTCAGTAAAGTTGGTTCAATTTTGGACAACATTGCAAAATCAGTTCCAATTGTTATTGAGAAAGAAGTAAAAGAAAAACAATTTATATCAACAGGTTGTTATTTATTGGATGCAGCATTATCTGCAAAATTAGTTGGTGGTGGAATCTTAGGTGGTCGTATCTTTGGTTTATTAGGAGAATCAGGAGCAGGTAAATCATTTATTGCTTACTCTATTTGTAAGTCAGCTCAGAAATCTGGATATTCAATTATCTATATTGATACAGAAAACTCTATTGACTTAGAAGGTATCACAAAATTTGGTATTGATAACTCACAAGATAAATTCAGATTAATTAGATCTAATAAAGTAGAAGATATTAATATCTCTATCACACAATTATTAGATGAATTGAAAGAAGCCAAAATGGATGGATTTGAAATACCTAAAATTATAATTGTTCTTGACTCAATTGGTATGATGTCTTCTAACAAAGAGAAAGAAGATTTATTAAAAGGAGCAATGAAGCAAGATATGACAAGAGCAAAAGGATTAAATGCACTTTTCAGAAGTATTAGTTCTGATTTAGGTTTCTTAGATATTCCAATGGTTTGTTGTAACCACACATACTTATCTCAAGATTTATTCCCTAAAGAAATATCTAAAGGTGGTATGGGTCTTGTTTACTCTGCATCAGTATTAGGATTTTTAAGTAAATCAAAATTGAAAACTGGTGAAGAAGATGATATGGACTTAGGGCAATCTGGTATTTCAGTTCTATTTAAAACACAGAAAAATAGATTAGCAAAACCTAAGAAAATTAGATTTGATATTTCATTTGCACATGGTATGAATCCTTATACTGGATTAGATGCTTTCTGTAGACCTGAATACTTTAATCAAATTGGTATTGCTAAAGGTAAAATGGAAGTTGATAAATCAACAGGTGAAATGAAGTTCACACCTGGTGGAATTAGATGGTATGTTGACCATTTAAACAAATCAGTAACAACTAAACAATTATTCACACAAGAAGTATTCACTAAAGAAGTATTGGATAAAATGGCACCAATAGTTAATGATTATTTCAGATTCAAAAGTATTGATGAAATTGAAGAAGTTGAAAAAGAATTTAATTCAATCATTGAAGAAGAAGATGATACAAATGGATTTACAGATGCAGCAGATGCAGATGATATTTTCGGATAAAAATAGAAAACCTCTTTTATAAGTAGGTTTAAAAACAAAAAATAAAATTAGAAATTATGAACAAACAAGAAATTTTTGAACAATTAGCAACTTTGTGGGCTACTTTTGAAGCTAACCATGCTAAAACAACTAAAAAATCTGATGCTGATGCTCGTAAAGCATTAGGAGAAATTAAAAAATTAGTAACTCCTTACAGAGCAGCATCTGTTACAGAAGCAAAAGCATAACAATCTGTTTTTCCATATTTTGTAAAATATGGTGGTGGAAGTTGACAGTACCAGTGTCGACCCTTTATAAAGTAAAAACCTCTAAGAAATTAGAGGTTTACTTTTTTTCACCAAATGTTAACTTCATTTTATAATACCATACACACCAATAAAAAATAGTGTATAATGAACCAATCATTGTACGTATATGAAAGTAATGTTTAATTAAACCATCAATGACTTGAAATACAATCATTAATATTAACATTATAATTTGAATTTTATCACATTTCCTTGAATATAATAGTTTCTTTAATTTATTAAGTCTATTACCATTAAAGAAATTATGACTTGTTATTCCCTCTAATTTATCATCCCTATTACAAGAAACACATAATTGGAAATCTTCATTTGGATCCTTTGATGCTCTCTCATAAATATCTTTTAACTTATCAAGTTTCTCTGAATAGTCTAAATCAGACTCTTCTATAATGTCTGTTTTACAAGAATAACATCTTACCCCTTGTTTAACATCCCAACCTATATTCTTTCTTCTCTTTGTAAATCTATATAAACTAACAGAAATTATGACTATACAAAGTAATGATATTATTGAAACTATTGCTGATACTATATCCATTATGCTAAAATTAAAGATAAAAACTTGTCTCTTTTCTCTTGTTTAGAAAGAGATTTGATACACTCTGGTCCTAAACCATTCTCAATACTTGATGGAACTGTTAATACTCTACCACATTTACCACAAGTACCTTCATGCCAAACTTCAACAAAATCTTGAAGTTTACCTATTTTAAGTTTATTTAAAACATAATCAAACACTTTTACAGATTGTGCTTCTGATGAAACCGCAGATTTTTTACCATGTCTATAAACACCTTCAAATGCAGTTCCTAAATAAGTATAAGTATCTGGACCAGTCAATACATTAACAAAGAAAAGATTACTTTCTTTATCTTTTGATTTCTTTACTTTGAAAGTAAATCTATTTTCAGTTTTGGTATTAACAACAGTAAATGTTGAATTACCAGCAAACATAAACTTTAAAGCATCTGAATTATTTAATTTGTGTCCTGACATATATCTTATTTGTTTCTACAAAAGTACTAAAAATATTTAATATATACACTATGGAAATCAAAAAATTTGATATATTTTTAGAAACCTTGGCAAGGCCTGATAGTAGTTTGAAACAACTAAAAAGAACTAAAGAACTTAATGGTTCTGATTTTTTAGAAATATTACATGAAAATTGTAAAAACTTCTCTTTTGATAATACTCAACTTTGGAGGTCAAGAGCTAAAAAGTTTGATTTAGAATTATTTACACCTGCTGCAAGAAATGCAGACCCTCTTGCATTTAAAGATTTCTTTAATGAGATAGAACATAATACTGATGAATATCTAGTTGTTAGAAAAAACTCTTTAATTGGTGGTACAGATAAAGAGATTTGTAAGTTTTTAGTTGGTGGTGATATGTATTTAGTTATACCATTTGATGATAGTGAAATTGTATTTTGTCCAATTATGGATATGTGGGCAATGTCTGATGATAGAAGAAACTTAACTGGGAAAAATATGTTAGTTAAAGGTAGACCAATTAGTAAAGATAATTTTGTAAAAGTTTCTTATACTAAAAACTTTCAATACTTAGATAAAGGTTGGAATGGTAAAGGATGTGAGTTTTTCATATCAAGTCCTTGTTTACTTGTTCATGAAAGTAAAATAGATTGGTTAAAGAAAAACTTAAAATAGAGAGCATGTACTTTACTATATATGTTTATGAAATATAATATAGTAACAATTGACCCCAGTTTAATCTCTACTGCATTAGTAGTATCATCAGGTGATACTTTTAAAATGTATAACTATTGTAGAGAATCAAGTGCCTTTGGTAAAAAAGGAATCACTAAATGGTTTGGCATGGCTGAACAACACATAACTTATAAATTTATTGAATATAGAAGTTTTAAAGACTATTCAGAAGGTGAATTGGTTAAGTTAAAAGATTATGATAAAATCAGTGATGGTATTATCAGTGATATTAAAGAAAATATAGATCCAAATAAACCAACTAAAATTGGTATAGAAGGATATTCATTTTCATCTACTGCAGGTGACATAATTGATTTAGTCACATTTTCAACCATTTTAAGAAAGAAACTATTTGATTTAATATCAGAAGACATTACAGTACTTTCTCCTTCAACCTTGAAGCTAGAATCTTGTAAATTGACTTATCCACCAATTATAAAAGAAAGTGGTAAAAAGAAAATTACAATTAAAGAAGAGTATAGAAATAAGATAGGAATATCAGGTGGTAAGTTCACTAAAACTGAAATGTTCTTAGCTATTGTTGAAAATGAAGTTTGGGAAGATTATTGGACTAAACATTGTAAATTATCTAAGACTGATGTTTTAGGAATTGCAAAGATACCAAAACCTTATGAAGATGTGAATGATGCATTTTTAATTTACAAATACTTAGAA